AGAGGGAAATTCCCGTTAATCTGGAACATGGTTTCCGACCCAAACTGAGCCGATAGCTGGTAAGCGTAACCAACTTTACGTTCTTCACTCATGGTATACCTTTCTTAGACTACGGCAGCGTACTTCTTGCGGCCATTCATCGCGTTGATGTCCTGACCATTAATCTCGGCATCGTGCATCCACGTGCGGTGGACTTGATCCTTGATAACAGCCAACTGCGCTTGGTTGAACTTGTACGTCGCGCCATGCATATAGGTAACGCCGTCAATCACGATACGGTCGTGCGGGCCCGGAGCTAACGTAATCGTATAGGTCTCCAGCTCCTCGCCGGGGCCAGCGTGCTGTTCGGTCAAGAGCTGGCGCTTAATACGCAGCTTCTCGGCATCCTTGAACCGCTTCGCTACCTCTTCCTTATATTCCTGGTCAACCTCTTCCTTAGCCTCAAGCGCAAGCTTTTCTTGCTCCTCGGCAGAAAGAATTTGCGGCTTAGACGGTCTAGCCATTCGTTACTCCTATGAGTGAGTGTACGGCCCACTAGCGATTGCTTTGGCCGAGATCAGAATAGGCCATCCGGTGGCGCTGTCAACAGCGACGTAATCGCCAGGGCGGACATGGAGCACGCCACGGTTAGGGATGTAGAGCAAACGCTGCTGCGAAAACGACGCCGGAATAATCGGGTTTGTGTTCGTCAAATCGTCCTTAATCAGGACTTGGTATGCGGCAATATCAGCCGCCGTCATAGCGCCGCTGACCAGCATAGAGGAAAGCGACGTAGTAGCGTTGGTGCCGAGGGTCAGCAATGCCATAATAATCTCCTTGACTTAGTGGAAAGTTTGGTTCACCTTTGCCTCCTAACCTAGGAGGACTTATGGAAAAACTTTGTAAACACTGCGGACTATCCAAACCAACCACGGAATTCCACAAAGACCGTTCCAAAAAAGACGGCCTTAACGCTTACTGTAAACCATGCACCATCTCAAGGCAACAGATATTTGCCGCGAGGCCGCCACGGGTTAAGGCACCGGAAGGCTTCAAAAAATGCCAAAGATGCCAAGAAGTAAAGCCTTTGGATGCGTTCGCTAATAGCTCCATAGCGCATGACGGGAAAGCTAAGAAATGTTCGCCATGCGCTTGTGCTAGTCATGACAAGTGGCGAAGGGCAAATCTCCATGTAGCGGCGGCACTACAGAAAAAGGCGCGCGCCAGAGACCCGGAGCGGTTTAAAGACTACGGGAGAAAGAGGCATTACGGTATGGAGCCAGGAGAATTCGCCAAGCTATTAGAGTTGCAGAACGGCAAATGCGCTATTTGCAAAACTACGGAGCCGGGCGGGAGAGGCGCGTTTCATATAGACCATTGCCATAGTTCCGGAATTATTCGCGGATTGCTTTGCCACCGCTGTAACGTGCTTCTCGGCCACGCCAAGGACTCTGTGGAAAGTTTACAAGCAGCCATCATATACCTACAAAAAGAAAGGGCCCCGTGAGGGGCCCTAACTCATTGATTTTCTTCACGTTAACCGAAGGTCGGACTGTAGGCAGAAGTGCTCTCAATCCGCATGAAAAATTGCTGATTTAAGAGAATCGTGCCGTAGAATACCTTCCAACCGCACACGCGGAGCTGGTTCAGCGGGTCGGACTTATCCGCCGTTTTCAGGTAGCTGAACTTAGCGTCGTCCAACTTGACCTGACCGTAGGCGTTCTTGCCGATGATGAAGGTCGGGTAGACCGTCACACCAGTCGCAGGAGCCGCCGGAGGCGTACGAGCCGTACCCACAGCCGTCAAGATGACCGTCGCACCACCAGTGAGCTGAACAGCTTGACCAGCCAGAGGGCCAGTCGTTGGGCCAGAGGCCGTAGCCGCCAGATTGGTCGGGGAGGTCGTCGTGCCGATGTAGATATTGTAGACGTAGCCAGCCACGCTCGGCAAGGTCACCGAAATCGAGCCGTTTGGACCCGTCACCGCCAAACCACCCGAGACTTGATGGATACGCTGCTCGTAGCCGTTCTGGGCGATGGAACCAGTCACCTGAATGTAGTAGGTGTTGGTCGCCAGCGAACCAGCAGTGCCAGGAGTGCCCGTAACCAGAGCCACGCCGGTAAACGACGGGACCATATTGGAACGAGTGAAGCGGAGCGAACCCCACTGACCGAGCTCGTTGTTGTAGAGCTTGTCAATGTCGCTGTAGCTCCAGGCGGTCACAACCGTCGGGTTCGTACGCATATCCTGCTCGACGAGCGGGTGCATAATGCCGACATAGTGGCCAGTCTTACCTGCGCTATTTGGCTTACCAGCCGTGACCTTGGCATCTTCTTCCATCTGCCCGTTGAACTGCGGGGCACCGATGGTAAACAACGCGCCGGTTGCACGGTTGATTTCGGTCGGGTTCAAGACGTCACCAGCGACCAGCGAAGCGCGAGCGCCACGGCTGTTCACGTAGTTAATCTGAGTACCGGCCATCAGGTTGTTGAAGGTATTGCGTTCCATGGTTTCGCTCATCTGCATCGCAATGAGCTGAATGGCGGTCTGGAACAACGGGTGCTTAATGGTCATGTCGGCAACGTCAGTCACCGTCACGGTGTCGCCCCACTGCTGGGCCGTCGCGGATACCTGGGCAACCGTCATGCTTTGGCCTACAGGCGGCACACCTTCCGAAAGCGGAGCAAACGGCAGGTTGATGCGGTCGTAGCGGCTCGCCGTGTAGGTCGTGCCACGGTTCTTCGGCAGGGTGAGAGCATCACCGAACTGATAAGCAACCAACTGGCGCTGGACCAGCGGAAGCGTTTTGTCCTGGATGTAGTTCTCGATATCAGAACTAAACGAGGACGCGCTGTTAATCGTGGGCATTTATCTTCCTCCAAAAATGCCAGAGAAAGACCTCTGGCCGTTAGATTAACACATTCTCCAGCCGTTGCTCGACTGTCTTGCCGCCTCGTGCTCCGCCAGATACGTCGCCTTTGGCGCTTACTGGCTTGCCCTGCGCGGAAGTCATTCTGCCGGAAGCTCTTTCCTTAGAGCCACCCGACTTAGCCCGCTGCTCAAGGAGCGCTTCGCCTAGGAAATACTTGAGAATTGCGTCCCGGCTCGCGTTGGCCCCTTGGCCTCTTAATTCCGTAAGCTTTGCCTCCACCTTATCGGCGTATTTGGCAAAAAGCTTATCGCTGAGTGCGCGGGCTTGGAAAGCTGCTCTGTCCTGACCGTCATGCAGTTGGAATTGCAACTGAGCGATCTGGGATTGGAGAGCTTCCGCCTGCTTGTTAGCCAGATAGGCCACCCGGTCATTGGGGTCCATCTCTGCCAACCGGCGCTGCTCATCATCTTGTGTCTGCCGAGAGGCTGTATCACGTTGGGCCTTGAGCACTTCCTCTAGCTGCTGTTGGAGCTGCGCTGCTTTGGCATCCGCCCTGGCGCGCTCTGCTGCTAAATTAGCGATCCGGTCCGCAGCGCGACTACGAGGCTTAACTTCCTCGACAATCTGCTCTTCCTCGGCTTCACCTTCGTCCTCTGCTAGGACGGCTTCTTCCTCCTGTTCCTCGGTATCGAGGACTGCTTCATCCTTGGGGGCGGGAGCAACTTTTTCGTCGAGCTCGTTACCCGTCAGGATATCTTCTTCACCAGCCATGTCGTATTCCTTTCAATGAGCTTACGGCCATTAGTCGAGCGTTCCTTACGGGAACGACGCGAAGTAGTTAATTTAGACCATAACAACCACAAAAACGCAAATATTTTATTGCGGCATCCTGCCAGGGTCTTGCATCTGGTCTTGGTTAATCATTCCGGGCGGTCCTTGAGCGGGTCTGCCTTGCGCTGGCTGCGCTCCGGGACGGGGGCCACCTTGCTGCGGAGGGCCTGCCATTTGCTGCTGTTGCGCGGCCTGCTTCATTTTGGCCTGCTTAATGTGCTCAAGGATGTGGCCACGGATTAACTGCTCTTGCCCGTCCATCGGAAGTATCTGCTGGTGCGCCTGAATATGCGCCGTGTCGTCATCCTGCATATGCGTCTGAACCGGGAAGCCGTTAATGAGCAGGCCATTCTCCTGTTCTGGGTCGATCATCTGCTGGTGGCGCTTATCCACAATGATTTTAGGGCCAAGACGCGCGCCATAGACCACAGAAGCGGCAAATTCGACGAGCGGAGCGAGGTTAAGCTGAATGCCATCCATCATCTGCGGCGGAATTTCTTTCAGCACGTTGGTAAAGGCAATCATCTGCTGAACCTGCTGCGCCGAGCGGGTGCCTTCGCTGCCATACCAGTTAAATTCATAGCGCGCGCCAACCTGGATGGGCTGAACTTCCTGCATAACCGCTTGAATACCCATCTGGCCAAACATTTTCACCAGCACGGGCTCTTCACGGTACTGGTAGTCGAGCTCGTAGAACCACCGGAGCAAATCATTCAACACGCCATTCTCGATGATAGTCACCACGTCGGCAGTGCTGAGCATAGCAACTTGCTGTTCCTGGGCTACCTGGGCCTGCGTCGGCTTCTTACTGGCGTTGCCGTTGGGGATCATGGCTGGATTAGTGCCCAGCGTGGTCATCATCTGGTCTTTTATGGCCGCTACGAAGCTCAGCGCGTCTTTCCACAACTGCGGCATGGTGACAAACTGCGTCGATTGCGGGTTTACCTCCCACACAGCGGCCATCGACATAATCATCGAGCCGACGCGGGGGTTTTTTTCCGGGTCGGTCATGACGATGGGCAGCAGACTATACTGCGCGCTATCTAAAGCCATATTAACCATGTCGTTGACGGCGTATTGCATCTTCTCAATGCCGTTGGCCACCCGGCTTTTACCGAAGAATGACCCCGGAACCTTAACCGCAGGAACAGACAGAACAGGCACCCGGTCACACCAATACGGCAGGCGGCGACAGGTCATAATTAAATCAGGACCACCGAACACAGTGAC